ATTACTGGAGACCAATCAAGTATTCTTATTAGCGGATTTGACAACGATGCTGGCTACCTTACAAGCAGTAATGGTATAACCACTACGGGCGGAACGATGACGGGAAACCTTACCCTTAATGACAACGTACAATTACGTATTGGTACTGGTCACGATTTAAGATTACTCCATAACGGAACAGACTCCCTCATAAATTCAAATGGTAGCGGTGATTTATACATCCAGCAGTTCAATGATGACAAAGACATCATATTCAAAACTGACGATGGAAGCGGTGGTATTACTGAATATCTTGTCATGGATGGTAGCACTACTGAGAATGTCTTCTATAAAAATGTTGCATTAAGGGATAGCGTACAAGCAACCTTTGGTAATTCAAATGATTTAAAAATTAGTCATGATGCAACAGATTCAATTATTACCAATGAAACGGGTGATATAGTTATACAGAATAAAGCCGATGACAAAGACATCATATTTAAGTCTGATAACGGGTCTGGTGGCGTAGCTGAATACTTTAGATTAGATGGTAGTA